TTGAAAAAAGCGCGCGTGAACGCGCCGGGATCGTCAATGGCTATGCCGTCGATCTCGACGCCGCCCGATCTGAGGTCGGGCGCAGACTGGCTTGCCTCAAGGCCGCAAGCACAGATTGAGGCGTTTCTGGCGGACCTTGGCGAGAACGCGATTCTGGCGTTGCCCTATCTGTTTGATTTCTGGGCGATGGAGCACCAGCGGCCCCCTCAAGGCGACTGGAAAACCTGGGTGATTCTGGGCGGTCGCGGAGCCGGCAAGACCCGGGCCGGTGCAGAATGGGTGCGCGCCGAGGTCGAAGGGCCAAAGCCGCTGGACCGGGGGCGTGCGCAACGCGTGGCGCTGGTGGGGGAAACCATTGATCAGGTGCGCGAGGTGATGGTGTTTGGCGACAGCGGTATTCTGGCCTGCAGTCCGCCAGATCGGCGACCGCGCTGGGAGGCCGGTCGTAAACAGCTGGTGTGGTCTAATGGCGCGGTGGCGCAGGCGTTCTCGGCCTTTGACCCCGACCGGCTGCGCGGGCCGCAGTTTGACGCAGCCTGGGTCGATGAGTTGGCGAAATGGAAAAAGGCGCGCGCCACGTGGGATATGCTGCAGTTTGGCCTGCGTCTTGGTTCGTCGCCGCGTCAGGTGGTGACGACGACTCCGCAGAATAACGCCGTTTTGCGCGAAATACTGGGGGCGCCGGCGACGGTTGTGACCTCGGCGCCGACCTGGGCGAACCGGGCCTATCTGGCACGCTCGTTTCTTGAGGAGGTGCGGTCAAAATACGGTGGCACGCGTCTTGGGCGTCAGGAGCTGGAGGGCGAGATGCTGCGGGAAAGCGATGGCGCACTGTGGAGCGGTGCGATGATCGAAGCCGCGCGGGTGGATGCGATCGAGGAATTTGACCGCGTAGTGGTGGCGGTGGATCCGCCGGTCAGCGGACATCAGCGCTCGGATGAATGCGGGATCGTCGTCGTTGGCGCGGTGACAAAGGGACCGGTTGGCGAATGGCGCGCCTGTGTGCTGGCCGATGAGAGCCTGCGCGGCGCATCACCGCAGAAATGGGCGGCGGCTGCGGTTCGGGCCTATCACGAATATGGGGCGGACCGCCTGGTGGCCGAGGTCAATCAGGGCGGAGATCTGGTCGAGGCGGTGGTGCGGCAGATCGATCCGCTGGTCAGTTATCGGGGCGTTCGGGCCTCGCGGGGCAAGGTTGCGCGCGCCGAGCCGGTTGCGGCGCTTTATGAGCAGGGGCGGGTCCGGCATGTGCGCGGATTGGCGGCGCTTGAGGATCAGATGGTGCTGATGACATCGCGCGGTTTTGAAGGGCGTGGCAGCCCGGACCGGGTCGATGCGCTGGTCTGGGCCCTGAGTGATCTGATTATTGGACGCGCCGCAGCACGGCTGGCACCGCGTCTGCGGGAATTGTGAATTTTCAGGAATTGGAGTGATTTCAATGGGTTTGAAGCTATTCGGACGGGTCGCCCCTGAGGCCAAGGCCTCGGTAACGGGACCTGTGATCGCGTTTCACGGTCCCGGTCGCGTGGCCTGGTCTCCGCGGGATACGGCGTCGCTGACGCGCACGGGGTTTGCCGGAAATCCGGTCGGGTTTCGCTGCGTGAAAATGATTGCCGAGGCGGCGGCGGCGTTGCCGCTGCTGTTGCAGGATTCCGAGCGGCGCTATGAGACGCACCCGGTTCTGAGCCTGCTGCAGCGCCCTAATGCGGGGCAGGGGCGCGCGGATTTTCTGGAAAACCTGTTTGGTCAGATTTTGTTAAGCGGTGACGGGTATCTTGAAGCCGTTGCCGGCGAATCGGGGCTGCCGCTGGAACTGCATGTGCTGCGCTCGGACCGGATGCGGATCGTGCCGGGGGCAGATGGCTGGCCGGTGGCATATGAATACAAGGTCGGGGCGCGCAAGCACCGGTTCGACATGATGGGGGATGTGGCGCCGATCTGTCATGTGCGCAGTTTTCATCCGCAGGACGACCATTACGGCCTGTCCCCGATGCAGGCGGCAGCGGCGGCGCTGGATGTGCATAATGCGGCCTCGCGCTGGTCAAAGGCGCTGCTGGACAATGCCGCGCGCCCCTCGGGAGCGATTGTTTATCGGGGTGCGGACGGGCAGGGCCAATTGGGGGCTGAACAATACGCCCGTCTTCAGGGCGAGATGGAAAGCTATCATCAGGGCGCGGCGAATGCGGGCCGGCCGATGTTGCTGGAGGGCGGTCTGGACTGGAAACCCATGGGGTTCAGCCCCTCGGATATGGAGTTCCAGAAAACTAAGGAGGCGGCGGCCCGCGAAGTGGCGCTGGCCTTTGGTGTGCCGCCGATGCTGCTGGGCCTGCCGGGGGATGCGACCTACGCCAATTACGCCGAGGCGCATCGGGCCTTTTATCGTCTGACGGTGTTGCCGCTGGCCAGCAAGGTACTGGCGCGTCTTTCGGGCTGGCTGGCGGAATATTCCGGCACGACGGCGGCGCTGACCCCGGATCTTGACGCCATTCCTGCGCTTTCGAGCGAGCGCGACGCACGTTGGCGACGTGTTTCAGAGGCCGGGTTTTTGAGCAGCGCGGAAAAACGTGCCATGCTGGGCCTGCCGAAAGAGGCCGATGCGTGAGGGTGTGCGCGGTGGCGGCTCACGCTTTTTATACGAGCCGTTTGACGCAGCCTCGGCCCGGCTGGAAACCCATGAGCGAGTCAATGAGGAACGCTGGAACGCCTTGGAACGGCGCCTGAATTCCATCGAGACGATGCTGGAACGCCTGGAGCGGCGGCTGTGGCTGGCGGTTTACGGGGTCGTGGCATTCACCCTGACACAGGGGTTTATTGCGCTTGTGGATATCTCACCAAAGTGAAGGAAAACAATATGTTGGAAGGCAAACCTGCGACGGGACTGGAAGTTAAGTTCTGTTGCTTCGAGGAGGGGGTTTCGGTCGAGAATGACGGTGCGATCCGGGGCTATGCCTCGATTTTCGGCCTAAGCGATCAGGGCGGGGATGTGGTGCAGAAGGGCGCCTACGCGGCCTCGCTGACACGGTTGAAACAGGACGGGCGCGCGGTCAAGATGTTATGGCAACACGACGCGGCGCAACCCATCGGAATTTGGGAGGAGGTCCGCGAGGACGATCGCGGTCTGCTGGTCAAGGGTCGCATTCTGGCGGATGTGCAAAAGGGCGCGGAGGCGCTGGCGCTGATCGGAGCGGGGGCGATCGACGGCTTGTCGATCGGATACCGTACGGTGCGGGCCGAAAAGGATGCCAAGGGCCGGCGGCTCTTGCATGAGCTGGAGTTGTGGGAAGTGTCGTTGGTGACATTTCCGATGCTTCCAGAGGCGCGGATCAAGGGTCGGGAAGACGCCGGCGCAAGTGATCTGGCGCGTGAACTGGCGGGGGCTTTTTCGGCGGCCCGCAGCATGCTGGCGGACATCGGCCAGCATTCGTTTTCATCAAAAAACAGGAATGATTGATGCGCAAGACAGAGACGGGGGCGGGGCTGGAACATGCGGCCTCGGCTGTCGGTGAGGTGAAAACCGAACTGGCGGGTTTTTTTAATGATTTCAGCAAGTTTCAGGCCGATATTGCGGCGAAAATTCAACGACAGGAAGACCGATTGACCATGATTGATCGCAAAAACATGCTTGCCGCCCGGCGTCCGGTTCTGAGCCGGGAAGCCGAGATTGACGCGCCCCACAAAAAGGCGTTTTCGGCCTATCTGCGCCGAGGTGACGATGACGGGCTACGCGGGCTTGAGTTGGAGGAAAAGGCGCTGTCCAGCGCGGTGGCGGCCGATGGCGGCTATCTGGTGGACCCGGTGACGGCGGACCGGATCGCGGGCGTTCTGCGCAACGCGGCGAGCATTCGCGCGATTGCCAATGTGGTGCAGGTCGAGGCGACTGCCTTTGATGTGCTGATCGACCACACCGATATCGGCGCGGGTTGGGCCAGCGAGACGGCGCCGACGGTGGAAACGGGAACACCGGCGCTGGATCGCATCTCGATCCCGCTGCACGAGCTGAGCGCCCTGCCCAAGGCCAGCCAGCGGCTGCTGGATGACAGCGCCTTTAACGTCGAGGACTGGCTGGCCAGCCGGATTGCCGACAAGTTTGCCCGCTCGGAAGGGGCGGCGTTTGTCTCGGGCGATGGTATCGACAAGCCCACCGGCTTTTTGAACTATGCGGCGGTGGCGGACAATCTGTGGGCCTGGGGCAAGCTGGGCTATGTGGCCACAGGTGCAGCCGGGGATTTCAACGCCACCAATCAGGCCGATGCGATCGTCGATCTGGTCTATGCGCTGGGGGCACGGTATCGGGCCAATGCGACCTTTGTGATGAACAGCAAGACCGCCGGAGCAGTGCGCAAGATGAAGGATGTGGACGGGCGCTTTTTGTGGTCCGATGGTTTGGCGGCCAGCGAGCCGGCGCGGCTGATGGGCTATCCTGTGCTGATTGCCGAGGACATGCCCGACATTGCTCTGGACACGACCGCGATTGCCTTTGGCGATTTTGCCGCCGGATACACGGTGGCCGAGCGCCCCGATCTGCGGATCCTGCGCGACCCCTTCAGTGCCAAGCCCAATGTGCTGTTTTACGCCACCAAGCGCGTTGGCGGAGATGTCAGCGATTTCGCCGCGATCAAACTGCTGAAATTCTCGCTGAGCTAAGGGAAACCCCTTGGTTTGACGGGAACATGCGCCGCCCGGGGGGTTCGGGTGACGCATGGTTTCGCGCGTGCGTCTGGCATTGTCCAGCTGCTCTCCCCTCCGTTCGAGCAATGCGGGCGCGCGCGCGATTTCACAGGATTTTTCAGCGTTTCGGGATGTTGTTGCGGCGTTGTTTGGTGCGCAAGCGGCTTTCCGACCGCGCGTAGGCGGGGCGATTTTGGAGGTTTTTGATGATGTTGGTTGAACTGAGCACGGTGCCGGCTGCGGCGCTGCCAGTTGCGGAATTTGCAGATCATCTGCATCTGGGGACCGGGTTTGCCGATGATGGCTCGCAAAATGCGGTGCTGGAGGCCTATTTGCGCGCCAGCATGGCCGCAATCGAGGCGCGGATTGGCAAGGCGCTGATCATGCGGCGGTTTTCCTGGCAGGTCACGGCATGGAGATTGCCGGATGCGCAGGGGTTGCCAGTGGCACCGGTGCAGGCCATCACCGCCGTCAAGCTGAGCGACCGCACCGGCAATGTGACGCTGGCCGATCCCGCGGGCTATGTTCTGGAAAAGGACGGGCAGCAGCCGCGGCTGGTGGCGTTGAGCGGCTCTCTGCCGCCGATTCCAGCGGGCGGGGCGGCGGATATTGAATTCGACGCGGGCTTTGGTCCGGTCTGGAGCGATGTGCCGGTGGATCTGGCGCAGGCGGTGTTTTTGCTGGCGGCGCATTATTATGCGCATCGTCGCGGTGAGGGCAGCCGCGCCGATCTGATGCCCTTTGGCGTGATGGCGTTGATCGAGAGCTGGCGCAATGTGCGCCTGCTGGGAGGCGCGGCATGAGGCGGGGCGGGGTTCTGTTATACCGCAAGCTGACGCTGGAGGCGGTGACGCGCCAGCCGGACAATGCCGGTGGTTTTACCGAGGCCTGGGCGGCCTTGGGCATGCTGTGGGCGGATATTCGCGCTGGCCTGGGGCGTGAGCGCGACAGTGCGGCGGCGACGCTGTCCTATGTGCCTTATCGGGTAATCGTGCGGGCGGCGCCTGTGGGGGCGCCCTCGCGGCCGGTGCCGGGGCAGCGGTTTGTGGATGGCGCGCGGGTGTTTTCGATCCACGCGGTTGCGGATTACGGGCAGGACGGGCGGTTTCTGCAATGTTTTTGCAAAGAGGAGCGGGCGGCATGAGCTATGCGGTTTCAGCCGCGTTGCAGGCGGCGGTTTTTGCCCGGGTGGCCAATGATGCGGCGGTGCAGGCTCTGGTGGGGAGCGATGTCTATGACGCTGTGCCGTCGGGGACGCTGCCCCTGACCTATGTGGTTCTGGGCGAAGAGGATGTGCGCGCCTGGTCGAATATTTCGGCCAATGGTGCGGTGCATGATTTTGCTATTGCGGTGGTCTCGGACGCGGCCGGATTTTCGGCCGCCAAGGCGGTGGCGGTGGCGGTGAATGACGCGCTGATCGACGCGCCTCTGATGTTGTCGCGCGGGTCTCTGGTGACGCTGGATTTCCTGTCGGCGCGGGCGAGGCGCGGCAAGGCGCCCGATGGGCGGCGGATCGACATGCGTTTTCGCGCCCGGGTCGAAGATATTTAACACACAGTTTTGAAAGGAAAAATTATGGTTGCCCAAAAAGGCAAGGATTTGCTGATCAAGGTGGACCTGAGCGGGTCCGGGTCGTTTCAGACATTGGCGGGCCTGCGCGCCACGCGGATCACGTTCAACGCCGATACGGTTGATGTGACAACGCTGGACAGCACCGGCGGCTGGCGTGAGCTGCTGGGCGGGGCCGGGGTAAAATCGGCGGCGATCAGCGGCTCGGGCGTGTTTCGGGATGCGGCCACGGATGAGCGCGCGCGGGCGATCTTTTTTAACGGAGAGCTGCCGGCGTTTCAGGTGATCATCCCGAATTTCGGCATTATCGAGGGACCGTTCCAGATTGCTTCGATTGAATATGCGGGCAGTCACAATGGCGAGGCGACCTATGATCTGGCGATGGAATCCGCCGGCGCGCTGAGCTTTACGGTGATCTGATGGCCAATCCTTATCGTGGTGAAGTGGAGTTGGTTTTGGACGGTCGGGCGCAGAAGTTACGTCTGACGCTGGGGGCGCTGGCGGAGTTGGAGGAGGCGCTGGAGGCGGGCTCGGTTCTGGAACTGGTCGAGCGTTTTGAGAGCGGCGCCTTTGCTACCCGCGACATGCTGGCGTTGCTTTATGCCGGGTTGCGGGGCGGCGGTTGGTGCGGCGGAATGGCCGAGCTTTGTGCCGCCGAGATCGACGGTGGCCCGGTGGGTGCGGCGCAGGTGGCGGCGCGCCTGTTGGCGGTGTCCTTTGCCCTACCCGGAGGCGGCAAATGAGGGGTTTTGACTGGCCGGCGATGTTGCGGGCGGGGTTGCGGGGTCTGGGCTTGCGTCCGGCCGAGTTCTGGGGGCTGACGCCGGTTGAGCTGATGGTGATGCTGGGGATCGAGGGCGGCGGGCGCGGGGCGTTGAGCCGGGAGGGGCTGGTTGAGTTGAGCCGCCGGTTTCCCGATGAGAGGGCCAATGGAATGGATGATGACAGGCAGGAACAGGAGCTGGCATGACAAGTTTACAATCGCAGATGGGGGCGCTGGATGCGCAGATTGCCGATCTGGAGGCAACGATTGGCGGCGCGCAGTCGGTCTCGCAGGCGTTCAAGGGTGAGCTGGCGGCGATGCAGGTGACCATGACGGCGGCGGGCCAGCAGGTGGACGGGCTGAGCCGTTCCATCGGCTGGGGGTTGCGCAAGGCGTTTGACGGGCTGGTGTTTGATGGTGCGCGCCTGTCGGATGCGCTGAAGATGTTGGGGCGCAGCATGGTTAACGCAACCCTGACGCAGGCGCTGAAACCGGTGCAGAATGCCCTTGGTAGCGCGCTTGTGGCCGGGGTTCAGGGGCTGGTCTCGGCGGCCCTGCCGTTTCGCAACGGCGCGGCGTTTTCCTCGGGCAAGGTGATGCCGTTCGCCCGCGGCGGGGTGGTTTCGCAGGCGACCGGATTTCCGATGCGTGGCGGCATGGGGTTGATGGGCGAAGCCGGGCCGGAGGCGATCATGCCGCTGACCCGTGGCCCCGGTGGCAAGCTGGGGGTGCAGGCGCTTGGTGGCGGACAGAGCGTTCATGTCACGATGAATATCAGCACGCCGGATGTCGGCGGGTTTCGCCGCTCACAAAGCCAGATCGCCGCCGAGATGGCGCGGGCACTGGGACGCGGAAGGCGAAACAGCTGACCCTATAAATCCATGACTTCGGGGAGTAACCTTATGAATTTTCACGATATTCGATTTCCAGCTAGCCTGAGCTTTGGCTCCACAGGGGGGCCGGAACGGCGCACCGAGATCGTTACGCTGGCCAATGGTTTTGAGGAGCGCAACAGCCCCTGGGCGGACAGTCGCCGGCGCTATGATGCCGGTGTGGGGATGCGCAGCCTTGATGATATCGAGACGCTGATCGGGTTTTTCGAGGCCCGCCACGGGCAGCTCTATGGGTTTCGCTGGAAGGACTGGACCGACTATAAATCTACGCTGCCGTCAAAGGCCGTCACCCATGGGGATCAGTTGATTGGCACCGGCGACGGAACAACGCGGGCCTTTCAACTGTCGAAAACTTACCGTTCGGGTGGGGCGGCGTATCGGCGGCTGATCTCCAAACCGGTTGCCGGCAGTGTCCGAGTTGCCGTGGCGGCGGACAAGCTGGTCGAGGGGGTGCATTTCAGTGCCGATACGAGCACCGGATTCGTCCATTTCGTCGATGCTCCGGCCGACGGGGTCGAGATCACCGCAGGGTTTGAATTCGACGTTCCGGTGCGCTTTGACACTGACAAGCTGGAGATGAGTTTGCAGAGCTTTTCGGCCGGTGAGATCCCGACGGTGCCAGTGATCGAGGTGCGGGTCTGATGCGGGTTCTGGATGCGGGGCTGCTGGCCCATCTTAAAGCCGGGGCGACGACTTTGGCGCGCTGCTGGCGGATCACGCGGAGCGACGGGGTGGTGCAGGGGTTTACCGACCATGACCGGGATCTGGGTTTTGGTGGGGTGGTCTATCGGGCCAGCACGGGCCTTGATGCGACGGCCTTGCAGCAGACCACGGGGCTGAGTGTGGACAATGCCGAGGCGACGGGGGCGCTGAGCGACTTCAGCCTGACGGACACGGATATTCGCGCCGGGCGTTATGACGGCGCCGAGGTGGTGATCTGGCTGGTGAACTGGAATAATCCGGCCGAGAGGGTGATGCAGTTTCGTGGCTCACTTGGCGAAATTCGCCGAGCGGGCGGGGTGTTCAAGGCCGAGCTGCGCGGGCTGTCCGAAGCGTTGAACCAGCCGGTGGGGCGGGCCTATCATCGCGATTGCAGTGCCGTTCTGGGCGACAGTCACTGCCGATTCAACCCCTTGTCAGCGGGGTATTTCACCGAGTTCACCATGGCCGCCGCAGACAGTGCCGAGCGGTTTGAATTGCCCGACGGGGCCGGATTTGAGGACGGCTGGTTTGAAGGCGGCCGCCTGCTGGTTTTGAGCGGCGCGGCCAAGGGGCTGAGCGGGATGGTCCGGCGCGACCGTTTCGAGGCGGCGATACGCCGGGTCGAGCTGTGGCAGGCGTTGGCGGTAACGCCGACGAAGGGTGACCGGATGCGCCTTGAGGCGGGTTGTGACAAACGTCCGGAGACCTGCCGTTTGAAATTTCATAACTTTTTGAATTATAGGGGTTTTCCGAATATTCCTGGTGAGGACTGGGCGATGTCCTATCCGGTTCGGTCGGGGCAGAACAATGGCGGGAGCCTGAGCCAGTGACCGGTGCGGAGCGCGAGGTTGGCGGGCCGACGGGCGAGCGGATCGTGGCAGCGGCGCGGGGCTGGATTGGCACGCCCTATTTGCATCAGGCCTCGTGCCGGGGGGCGGGGTGTGACTGTCTTGGCCTGCTGCGCGGCGTCTGGCGGGACCTCTTTGGTGATGAGCCGGCGTCGGTTCCGGCCTATACACCGGACTGGTCCGAGCCGGGCGGGCAGGAGCGTCTCTGGGAGGCGGCGAACCGGTATTTGCGACCAAAGCCCTTGCATGCTGCGGCGCGCGGCGATGTTTTGCTGTTTCGCATGGGAGCCGGCCACGTCGCAAAGCATCTGGGCCTTGCGACAGAGACCGGCCCGGCGGCGCGCTTTGTTCACGCCTATATGGGCCACGGGGTCGTGGAAAGTTCGCTTTCGCGACCGTGGGAGCGGCGAATCGTGGCGCGGTTTCAATTTCCAGAAATGTAAGTGACAAGAAACGGGGGGTCTGATGGCCACTTTGGTATTATCTGCGGTTGGCGCGTCGGTTGGCGGCGCAATCGGGGGCTCGGTTCTGGGACTGTCCTCGGCGGTGCTGGGGCGTGCGGTCGGGGCGACCGTGGGGCGGGTGCTGGATCAACGCCTGTTGGGGCATGGGGCGAAAGCGGTGCCCACCGGGCGTATTGACCGGTTTCATCTGAGCGGCGCCAGTGAAGGGGCGGCGATGACGCGCAGCTTTGGTCGCGTGCGGCTGGGAGGGCAGGTCATCTGGGCCTCACGCTTTGTCGAGCAGGTGGTCACGCAGGGGGGCGGCGGCAAGGGCACAAGGCGGGCCGCGACACAAAGCAGTTATAGTTACAGCGTCAGTCTGGCGCTGGCCTTGGGGCAGGGGGTGGTGACACGGGTCGGGCGCATCTGGGCGGACGGGATTCTGATCCCGAAGGATTCGCTGAACTGGCGGTTTTATCCGGGCGACGAGGCGCAACTGCCGGACCCCAAGATCGAAGCGGTCGAGGGGGCGGGGCAGGCTCCGGCGTTTCGCGGGACGGCCTATGTGGTGTTTGAGGATCTGGATCTGTCGCGGTTTGGCAATCGGGTGCCGCAGTTCAGTTTCGAGGTGAGCCGTCGGGCAACCCCACGGGCGGGGAGCAGCGATCCGGCGGCGGCAATCAAGGGGGTTGCGCTGATTCCGGGGACCGGGGAATACGGGCTGGCGACGACGCCAGTGCATTTCTCGAACGGGCCTGGAAACAATCGCACCGCCAATGAAAACACCGCCAGCGGCAGAACGGATTTCGTGACCTCGATGTCTGATCTGCGCGAAGAGCTGGGGGAGTGCCGTTCGGTCTCGATGGTGGTGTCGTGGTTTGGGGATGATCTGCGCTGTGGCAAATGCCGGTTGGACCCGCGGGTCGAGCAAACGATGCAGGACGGGGTCGGGATGGCGTGGTCCGTTTCGGGAGTGGGGCGCGCGGCGGCGCGGCCGGTAAGCCGCCTGAAGGGGCGACCGGTGTTTGGCGGCACGCCCACCGACCGCTCGGTGATCGAGGCCATTCACGAGATTCAGGCTGGTGGGCAGGAGGTGATGTTCTATCCATTCATCCTGATGGATATTCAGGCCAAAAACGGTCTGGCCGATCCGTGGAGCGGTGGTGCGGATCAGCCGGTGATGCCGTGGCGGGGGCGGATCACGCTGTCGGTGGCACCGGGGCAGGCGGCCTCACCCGACCAGAGTGCGGTGGCCGAGGCGGAGGTTCTGAGTTTCTTTGGTCAGGCGCAGCCCGGCGATTTTACCGTAACCGGGGATGGTGTTGATTACAGCGGCCCGACGGAGTGGTCCTATCGGCGCTTTGTTTTGCACTATGCGCATCTCTGCGCCGCTGCCGGTGGGGTCGAGGCGTTTTGCATTGGCTCGGAGTTGCGCGGGCTGACCCAGATTCGGGGGGCGGCGGGCAATTTTCCGGTTGTGGATGCCCTGCGCGTGCTGGCTGGGGAGGTGCGGGCCATTCTGGGGCCGACGACCAAGATCGGCTATGCGGCGGACTGGTCGGAGTATTTCGGCTATCATCCGGCGGATGGCTCGGGGGATGTCCTGTTTCATCTGGACGATTTGTGGGCCGATGCGAATATCGATTTCGTCGGCATCGACAATTACATGCCGCTGGCGGACTGGCGCGATGGCACGGCGCATCTGGATCAGGATCACGGCTCGATTTATGCGCTGGAGTATCTGGAGGGCAATATTGCCGGTGGCGAGGGCTATGACTGGTATTACGCCAGCCAAGCGGCGCGGGATCGGCAGCTTCGCACCCCGATTCGCGATGGCGCCCATGGCGAGGACTGGGTCTTTCGCTATAAGGATTTGCGCGGCTGGTGGCAGAATACTCATCACAACCGGATTGGTGGGGTTCGTCTGGCCAGCCCCACCGCGTGGGTGCCCGAGAGCAAGCCGTTTCGCTTTACCGAGTTTGGCTGCGCGGCGATTGACAAGGGGGCGAACCAGCCGAATGCTTTTGTCGATGCGAAATCCTCGGAATCGATGACGCCCTATTATTCCAGCGGGGTTCGGGATGATTTGATGCAGGCACAATATCTGCGTGCCATGCTGCATTACTGGAGCGTCGCGGCAAACAATCCGTTGTCCTCGGTTTACAAGGCCCCCATGGTTGATATGGAGCACGCCCATGTCTGGGCTTGGGATGCCCGCCCGTGGCCGGATTTCCCCGGCAATCTGGCGCTGTGGAGCGACGGTGTGAATTATGCTCGCGGCCATTGGCTGAATGGACGTCTGGGGGCGCAGGCGCTGGCCGATGTGATTTTGGAGATATGTGAGACAAGCGGCGTGGAGGCGGTGGATGTCAGCGCGCTCTATGGCTTGTTGAAAGGTTATGTGATCAGCGATGTGACCTCGGCCCGCAGCGCCTTGCAGCCGCTTATGCTGGCGTTTTCGCTGGACGCGATCGAGGCGGACGGGATGCTGCGGTTTCAAAAGCGTACCGGCCGGGCGGTGGCCAAGATTGCCGCCGACGAGATTGTGTGGGACAAGGCGGGGCAGGGTGACCTGACCCGGCTGCGGGCGCCGGAGGCCGATTTGTCGGGCAAGGTGCGCCTTGGCTATATCCGGGCGGACGGCAGTTACGAGACCGGCGCGGCCGAAGCGATTTTACCCGATGAGACGGCGCTGGGCGTACATCACAGCGAGTTGCCGATCGTTATGTCGGCAGCCCAGGCGCGGCTGCTGACCCGGCGCTGGTTGGCTGAGTCCCGGGTGGCGCGCGAGAGTGTTACCCTCAGTCTGCCGCCCTCGAAAATGGCGGTCGGGGCGGGCGATGTGATCGCGTTGCCCAAGAGCGCGGGCGGTGGCCTTGTGCGGGTGGATCGGGTGGAGGATGCCGGGGCGCGCCGCCTTGAAGCGGTGCGGGTAGATCCCGCGGTTTATGCCGGGGTGCCCGAGCCGGAACTGGGCGCGCGCTCAAGTGGATTTGTTCCACCGCTGCCGGTCTTTCCGCTGTTTCTGGACCTGCCGCTGTTGTCCGGGCAGGAGCGCCCCGATGCCCCCCATGTCGCGGTTTCGGCCCGGCCCTGGCCCGGCTCGGTGGCGGTGTTCAGCGCGTCGTCGGACAACGGCTATGTTTTAAACCGGATGATCACGCGCTCGGCGGCGATCGGGGTGACGCAGGATCCCATGTTTCGGGCCCGACCTGATTGCTGGGACCGGGGGGCCACGGTGCGGGTACAGATGAGCGGCGCAAATCTGGCCTCGGCGTCGCCAGATGCGGTGCTGAACGGTGCCAATGCCATGGCCATCGGTCCGGGCAGTGGCGGGCCGTGGGAAGTGTTCCAGTTTAGCGAGGCCAAGCTGATTCAGCCGGGTTTATACACCCTTTCAGGCCTGCTGCGCGGGCAGGCGGGAACTGAGTCGGTAATGCCCGACAGCTGGCCGGTGGGCAGCTATGTGGTGCTGCTCGATGCGGGCGCAATGCAGCAGGTCACGCTGGCGGCCTCGGCGCGCAATCTGGCCCGGCATTACCGGATCGGGCCGGCGACCCGCCCCTATTCCGACAAGTCCTATGTGCATGAGGTCTGGGCCTTTGAGGGGGTCGGGCTGCGTCCCTATGCGCCGGTGCATTTGCGCACGACGCGGCAGGCCAATGGCGACCGCGCCTTTCGGTGGATCCGGCGCACGCGCATTGACGGCGATATCTGGGGGACTGCGGATGTGCCCTTGGGAGAGGCGTTTGAGGCCTATCACCTGCGGGTGCGCGATGCTTCGGGGGTGCGGCGCGAACTGGATGTCAGCACCCCGGACTGGGTCTATCGCGCATCCGACAAGGCGGCGGACGGGACTGCGCCAGTTTATCGGCTGGAAGTTGCGCAGGTTTCCGATCGCTTTGGCCCCGGTTCACTTGCGACACTTGATGTAAAGGATTGA